TGCCGTTCTGCTCGTAGTACAGCGGGTTAACCGTGGTGTTTGAACCGTTGATGATTTCGTTGGCCAGATCGAGCTCGAGGTTGATTGCAGTCCACGCCACTGAATACCAGTAGTTGAACGGGTTCCCGTCCAGCATGTGGCCTGCCACCAGCATTTTGTTGCTCAGCCCACCTTCCGCGGCGGTGCCGACGTAGTTGATGCTGTTGTCCTGGAGCTGCTTAAGCAGCGTGCCATTCCCTTCTACCGGGTACTCGGTTACGCCGTAGCCAAAGCGGTACGCCATTGGCGGTACCATGTTTGATGAGCCAGGATCGTTTGCCAGAGATGACTGAAACGGGAACGCCATGGAAAACTCACCAGCGGGGATGTTTGTTGACTCCACGCCTGCAAGGACAGATTTATTTTTGGTGGCGACCCACGCCGGATAGGTGGCAATCGTGGTGGTAACGAACAAATCAACCAGCGACGCCGGGCTGGTATACAGACCTGTCAGGGTTTTAAACGTCGTTTCGCCATCCCATTCGCGCGGCACCAGGTACGAGAAGAATTTCTGGTAGGTGTTGCCCAGAGAAATGTCTTCATCGATGAAGTCAGCCAGTGCAGCCACAGCAGCAGCGACAGACACGTCGCCCAGCTCCAGCACGTAGACCGCGCGGGTAGTTCCCTGAGCCCAGAACGTGGTGTTCATCTCGATGATTTCGTTTGCCGCTACGGTTTTCACAGTACCCATAACTGTTGCCGTGCCGGGGTCCGTCGCCAGCGGATAAGTGAAGGCGGTAGACGTGGTCACGGTGGCGGTGACGGCGCGGTTATACGCTGCTGGAGTAACACCAGAGACAACCAGCGGGATAGTGTCGCCAACGTTCCATCCATGCGACGCCGAGAGGGGCACCGTAACCACGCCAGTTGCCCATGTGATCGTTGAAATGGTCTTTGCTGGTGAGGTAATAGCCTTCAGATCGTCTTTAGTCGTCAGGAGTTGATACTCACCTTCCGCCAGGGTTGTTCCGCCCATGGAGATCATCGCGCCGGATTTGAGCAGCTGAGAGGGCTTCGGTGGGTTGGTCACCGAGACGTTAATGTTAACAATTGCCATTTATTTATTTCTCCGGGTAAATGGACGGAATCGCTGACGTGATCAGCTTGCGCGCGACGTTCCGCATGCGCTGCTGGTAATAGTTGACTTTGAACTTGATGGTTTTTCTCATGGCGATGATGTTCAGCTCGTTCTGTGTGACGCGCTCGTCCTGAACGACCGGGATATTCATCACACCCATTTCCGCGTCATCGCCGAGCGTGTACTGCTGTACATACCTGAGGAAATCTTCAACCCCGGCATTACGCAGGCCAGTAATGGAGATCGTCACATCCTCGGAAACCAGCTGATACTGGTTCTGCTGCTCATCGAGGTAAAAGCTCCCGGCAATCGGCGCGGTGTTGCTGCACTTCACCGTTGCGTACGGCGGTGACAGGTTCTGCGTCGACAGCATGGCCGGGAACATCGGCATGTACTGGCTCAGCGTCAGCCATACCGGCAATGAACTCGAAACCACCACATCAGCCAGATCGATGTCATCTGCAGAGTTGATGATCTGCGATCGCATGTAGGGGAAGATTGCCTCCCCTGTGTAGTGGTAGAGGTTGGCCGGTTCGTTCAACCCGGTGCGCCGGGAGAAGGAAAACTGAAGGCCAAAGAACTCTCCGATATACAGGACATCAGATCCGATATCGTTGAACGGGTCGATATCCGCCTGCGCGGTAAACGTTACGACGTTCCGGTCGTAGAGTTGTTCATCGTCCTGTATGGTCTCGGTCGTCAGGTGCAGATAACCTTTGACGTCGACCGTATCGGGCTCGCTGCTGGGGTCGTCCGAAAGAACAGAAGCCTTCACCCAGAAGACGAAACCATCGAGGGGCAGCACCTTGCGGATATACTTCGTGAACGTGACCACCTGAAAGCGGCTCAGGTCATCAAGACCCTGCGTCAGCGTGGCGTTAAGCTCTGTTTTTGCAGTTTGCTGCAACTCATCCAGGGAAGGCATTTAGCACCCCGCTCACCCAGGCGCGCATCGCGGCCTGATAGGTTCCGGTATCGATGAATGACGGGCGCGGTGGCCCCTTTTTGTTCTTGAATCGCCGGGAGATGCCGTCCAGCGCGCGGCGCGTAGGCACACCAGGTAATCCGTTCATTTCGGTGTTGTCGAGGAAGGCAACAAACAGGTCATGGATCCGTGACATCGACTCTGCCAGTGGGTCTTTCGCTGGCGGCGCGCCGGCCATCATATTCTCAAGCGACGCGGCCAGGTCGTTCGCCATCAGGTCAGCGATGTCGTTGCTGTACCTGTCGAAAAACGTCTGCATGATCTGGTACTTTTCCTCCAGATACTCGGCGACGTCTCCGGTCGTGGTGTTCTCATCCTCATACGGGACGTCAATCACCCCCAGGTGGAAGGTGATCATGACAGCCCCCACAGGCTGCCGAACTGCTGGGCGATCATCAGGTACCGGCGTCCCCATGGGTCCTGCAACATCTGCAGGTCAGCCAGTGACAGGTCTTTGAAGAAGTCCGGCACCAGGCGCTGAGCGCTGGTTGAGTTATCCCCGGCTCCAGTAATTACGCCAGCCTTGAAATTATTCAGGCCATACTCTTTCCTGAACTCGGCGAATACCGATTCCGTGCCATAGTTGACCAGGAAAGACGCGCCCAGGTTGTACACGGCAACGGTGTACAGATTCGGCGTTACGTGCGCAATATCCGGGTTTACCCACTCAACCGCGCCGCCATACGCCAGCATGAAAGACGGCGAGTCGTCGGGAACCTGCGCGGCGGTAACGCCCATGTCAGTTCGAACGAATTCGATGAATCCCGACAGGCTCGTTGTCATTTTTTCTTGCTCCCGGATTTTTCAGTCACGATTGTTTCGTTAACCGTTGGGGTGTCTTCGCTGTCTTCGCGGCCTTTCGCCTGCTCAGCGCTGACTTCCATTTCGCCGGAATAGCCGGTACCGCTTTCGCGCAGAGAACTATCCAGAGCCGCTACGGATGCCTGGCGACGGCCGTGGGCGCCACGGGTCAGGTGAATATCGTTATCGCGGATTGCTTTTTCGATTACCGACGCTGATACAGGCTTGTTCAGGCTGTAGCACAGGCCGACAAACGCCTGGCTCTGGTCGATTTTGGTTGAGTCAACCAGACCATAAACCTGGTGGTGCTGCACCACCGCTTCAATCTCTTCAGTTGTGCCATCCAGCACCATCATCTGATCGCCGTGGTTAATCGGGATCTGAATAAGGCGGCCGGTCTCCAGCTTGCGATAGGCGAAAATCTGGCGCTGCTTGGTGGTGTTAGCGATATAGAGTTTCATTGGTTACCCTCGTAAAAAAGCCCCTGCTGAGTTTCCCCGGCAGAGGCTTAACCACTTCAAAGAATGGATCAGGCGCTGTACGCCATGGACAGGATGGTGATTGCTTCCGGACGAACTGCCCAGCCTGCGGTTGAACGCATTTCGGACAGAACATCGATGGCACCACCAGCGATCGGCGTCGGAATCTCACGCGGCGCGGCCATGTCGGTAAACATCAGCGCGTTCGCGGCAAGAGACGGGGTCAGCTTGGCGAATTCGTTGGTGTTCACAGTCGAGTTGACCATCGGCACTTCGACCTCAGGGATGGTGATCACCACCGCGTCGGTACCGCCAGCGCCAGCGCCGATCAGGGTATCGTCATACACCCAGTCAACCTGGACGTTTGCGCCTTTCAGCACTTCTTTCACCGTGCCGCCGACGGTGTCAGTACCTCCACCAGGACGCTGGTAAGAAGTCAGCTGAACGATCTGCTGAATCTCCATGGCGCCGAGGACGCGCTGCGGCCCCAGGATAACGACGCGCTGCTGGCGGCCCAGCTGCATGGTGCGGGTCAGTGCGGCCTGTACGTGGCCCAGCAGATATACCGCCATCTGGCCGTGGTCATAGGTCAGCACAGTGGTGTTGCCGTTGCTGTCCGGAGGCAGGGACTCGGTCGTCGCGCCAGCGGTGTTCAGCAGGCCTTCACCGCCAGCAGGGTTCATGCCGTACAGCAGAGCAGAGCGCAGCTGCTGGAAAATACCCTGACGCATGCCAAGGCGCTGAGCTTCCGGCAGTGCAAAGTTCCAGTTACCGGCAGCGGCCATATCATGGTGATCGTAGATACCACGGCAGCGGAACAGGTAGGTTGGGGTTGAAATCATCTTCGCATCCAGCGCCACGCTCGGCAGCTGGTTACCGTTTCCGGACTGGCTGGAAGTGGTCTGGGTGCGAATGTCCAGGCGGCGCATATAGACGTACTGATCGCCTACGCCGAGACGGACTTGCGGGTTACCGCTGGCGATGGTTTCAAACGCACCTGACGCCTGCTGGTAACCAATGATCATCTCCGGCGCGATGTACGACGGATTGACGATGGTGTAGCTGGGGGTAATTGCAGCCATTTAATTCAGCTCCCGATTAAAGTAAGACCAGCGCGCAGCTGTCGGTGTTGTTCCAGGTCAGGAAACCAGTCGCGCTGTCATAGCTGACAGTCTTGGAGTTGCCTGATTCGATGGCGAGCACTTTTACCGGCAGCGTGATGTCGGAAAGCGTAACTGCGCCGATGGTGCCCTGCGTTGTTGCATCGCCGCCTGGTGCAGTTGCCGGGGCATAGGTGAAGGTCGTTGTGTTCACGACTGAAAGCACGACCACAGTACCGTTGTACGCAGCAGGAGCGACGCCGCTGATTTTCACGTACTGACCAGCAGTCAGGCCATGAGCTGAAGCGGTTACCGCTGTTGCCACACCATTGGCATAGGTCACTGCAGTTGTCGCAATATCAGAACCGGCGAAACCGGCCGCCGCCGCGGTGGTGATCTGGTTGTTCACAAAATCCCAGGCCAGCGGCGTTTTCACCGACGCACCGGAAGTGCCCAGCGCAACAACCTGTGCAGAGGCTTTCAGCGGCACGCGCATGTTGGAGCCAAGGCGGTAGTACGAAACGCTCATGCCGGATGCGTACAGCGGAACCGGGGCCTGAGGAGTGGTCAGGCCGTTATGAGGCTGATT